GGTTGCCGGAGTTGTTACGGCCAAACGAAATCACGTTGCCGGTGGCGGCATAAACACCAGAGGCGGCACGACCATCCCAACCGGAAGCAACAGAAATCGCAGTGCGATAAACGTATGCAGCTTGGGCGGAAGAACCAGAAATCACCATGCCGGTGATGTCGGTGCGGGTGTCGTCCTGGCGGTAAGGCGAAGGAACGATCACAGCCATGGTCTGACCGCTAGTTGCGGCAGAACCAGAGGCCCAGGTCACGGGCACATAACCACGGGTTTGGAAATAACGATATCCAGGGACAGCCAGCACCGAAGTGGGGCCTGCCTTGGAAGCGTTATAGCTGGTACCACCTTGAGCGGTGGTATCAATGTTTTTATACCAGCCGTTCAGGGGTTCTGCCCAGTTACCTGGGTAGATTTTTTTAGCAGACAAGTAAGTCATTTATTTCTCCTTAAGGTTTTATAAGTATCAAACGATACCGTCGTCTTGAATGAAGCTGAAACCGGTGGTGACGAAATCTTTGTTCAGGATTTCAAAACCAGCGTACAGCTGCCAAATCAGAATGATAAAGCGGCTGAAGTCATCGTTATTGTTGATCAGCACTTGGGCGTTAGGACCACCAATACCGACGCCGATGGCTTGAGGACCAAAGAAGTAACCTTGGGCAACTTCTTGAGTCGAATAGTTGGAACCACCGTCGAAAGATGCACTCAGGGTCTTGGTGGGGAAGTTGGTCGACTCGAAGAACTTCACACCTTCAAACTGCACGCCGGTCGGCATGACAGGTTCACCAGCCAGGAAATAACCTTGGCCAGCTTGGGGACCCATGTAGAAGCTGGAGTTGTTGGGCATCGCAGGGTTGCCCATGTACATCCCCTGACCAGGATTGCCAGCGTAACGAGCGATCTCACGGAAGTCAGGATCACGCCGCAGGTGCAGCATGAAAGTAGGATCGCAGATGCAACGATACAGACCATCGGAATAGGTCGGCACGTTGCGCTTACGCAGGTCTTTAACAACGTTCAGCAAGTCAGTACGGACTTGGAACTGTTGAACTTGCGCGCCATATTCAGTGGCAGTGTAGGAAACACGGCCAGAGGAATCTTTGGCTTTGTTACCAGCGAAGTAGTAACCGCCCTGGGTGGTAGAAGCTTGGCCGTTGGCTTCAGCTTTGGACAGTTCGTCAATGAAGACGCGGTCGCGCCAACGACGGTAGTCATCCAGCAGGGTGAGGCTGCCGATGGACTGGTGGAACATGTTCAGGTTACCGGTGTCCAGCAGCAGACGCTGGGCGGTAATCAGGGTTTCACGAGCAATCTTGAAGGTAGAAGGCTGAGTCGGATCGCCCGGATCGGCAGGACCAGTGTATTCCTTAAGCACCACCAGGACTTTCTCCTTGGTGATGTTGCGGCTGTTAGCAGTACCAATGGTTTGGTCGGCAATACGCTCGCGGCTATCCTTCGTGCCAGGGGTTCCCCAGAACTTATAGCGGTCGAGCTGCACGGTTTGACCGGGTTGACGGGTGAAGTCGTGGACAACCACGGGCTCCACAGCCATCTCGGCAATGTAGGCGGGGTGAGGACGATAGAGTTCCGCACCCAAGATTTTTGGAAAATCGTTCTCCTGGTCTCTAGTTTCTTAGAGGGGTGGACTATCTCTTCATCCCTGTGGGATGCCGGACGCTAAATCTGGTATTACGTAACAAGTGCGTGTTACCCCCAGTAGTCTCTGCACCTTCCAATCACGATCTTGATTGGCTTGGCTCAGGATTACCCTCGGCTTTACGTTAGGGCTTCCCTGAATTCATCCGGTTTGCACTCATCGATTGCTCGGTGAGGTGACAACGTTGAGCGTTCAGTTGAGGCATGCTATGCTTTGGAAAAATGTTGATAAACAACATGGAACCAAAACTTGTACCTGGGTTTGGTAACCTTTACTTAACAGAAGACGGTCGAGCTTTTAAGAAAAAACTTAATGAACAGGATCAAGAAGAACTTGAAGAACTTCCTATTAGTTCGACCAGTGCATATGACAGAGTTTCAGTTCTTGTAAATGGAAGAAAGAAACGTTTTCATTTACACGTGTTAATGGCAATTGCCTTTCTTGGTTTAGATCCAAGGTCCCATGGCAGTCATAACTTTTCTCTTCAGGTAAATCACTTAGATAAAAACAAACGGAATAATCAACTTGAGAATCTAGAAATTGTTACCAAACAAGAGAATTTAACGAGGGCTTGGGAATCTGGTTGCTACCAAAATAATGGTTTTGCCAGTAAAGGAAAGCCGAAGAAGTCTTTGAGAAAGTTTTCTTCGGAAGACGTGATGCAAATTAAATCTTTGAAAGAGGCTGGACTTTCATATAGAAAGATTGCCGAAAAATTTAACTGTAATCACGGAGCTATTTACCAAATCCTAAAAGGACACACCTACCAGGATCTGAACTAGCTATCAATAAACACTTTGGTTTATCCTCCAGTGTCTTGTTTTTATTCGGGTGAAAGAATGGACCAAGGTCCTTTCTTATTTAAAATTTTAGCAGTTGATAATTTATGTGTGAATACATACTAAAAACCAGGTAGTAAATAAATACCACCTGGCTTAAGGTTTGGATATTACTCCATCACAAACAGTTTGTTTGCAACGGTTCCGGGTTGAGCTTGATTCAGGACACGCCAGGCGTTCTGGGGATCACGATTCATCACTTCGCTAAAGTTACCCCAGAAGTTTTCTGGTTGCTGGGGGCCAGCGGCGTTGGGGGGAGCAGGGAGCTCGGCAATACCACCGCCGATGGGTTGAGTGCGATAACCACGGGAGCTAAGCTCAGCTTCGTTTTCGTACACAGGGTACGGACCTTCAGGACCAAAGAATTTCAGCGTGTAATCGCTAAGAACATCGGGGTTGGTCAGAATTTCGTTATAAGCCAGGTTTTCTTGGTGCTCATTGACCGAGAAGTTGGCAAAACGACCCATCACATCATTGGCTTGGGCGCCCCAGGCCACTGCACTATCCAGCATCCCTTCAAGTTGAAGAGCGTAATTATTTAGAATTGCTGGAGCTTCTGGACCGAACGCGTCGAACACCTGACGGGTTTCGTTGCTCAGGTGGTAATAATCCGCGATTGCCCGGTCCACTTCCTGGGCTTCCGCCGCCGGTAAGGGCGTTGAAGAGATTAGGGAAGAGTTGAGATAAGATTCCGGGCTGGGATATGAGGTCGGCGTCCCCAATTGTGGCGTAACTTGGGCGCTGGGAGTCCCAAAGTTGGCCGGGGCGTACTGAGGTGTCGTCGTCGATGGTTGAGCCTGGAAGGGGGATTGGACTGGTGAGCTCAGCAGCCCCACCACCTTGTTGAACGCCGATTCCCATGGATTGGTCGCCGGTGCTTCCGCTGGCGCTGCCACCGAATAATTCGGTTGGGATTGGGGGGCGTACTGAGTAGGGGCGGATTGGTAGCTGGTAGTCGCTTGAGGGACCGCTTGCGGGTAGCTGGTACCCACCTGATACGCCACCGGTGCTGCTTGTTGGTAACTGGGGGCTGGTGCCGCCACTGGAGCTGGAGCTGCCATCACGTAGCTGCTTGGCGCTACTGACGGTGCTTGGCTCGTCTGTGGGGTCGATTGGACGGTAGCGTCCTGCATAACTCATCTCCTTTTGTAATGCTTCTAAGGTTCGATACAGATAGGGGGTAAGGTCCAGCCTTGGATCCGCAGCCATCGGAAGATCCGGTGACTCTGGGTGAGGGGTCTGCATCATTCCACCCACCAGGCGAGCAAATTGCGAAAACGCATTTTGCAATTCGCCCACCATCCTGAACGGGAAACCGCTTAGCATTGCGGCTCGCTCTTCATCCGTCTTAGACGGAAATAAGAACTTCAGTGCTTCAATGCTATCAACACCTAATTCTTGTAGGTTTCTTACAACAATTGAGTTGTTAAGAACATCTTGAGTTGACTCTTCATATACCGGACCCGTCCAACGCCATAACACTGTCAGGTCTCCATCCGGAATAAGTCCAGTAACACCGGGAGGAACAATTTTTGTTTCCATGCAAGCCATCATGATCTGCTTGACTTTCTCGTCAAACCCAATCATTGCCTGCTTGTACAGTTCATTTTCTTCGGCAGGCGCATCTTCTGGTGGCTCAATAGGCTCTTCCAAGCCAGAAGCTTTGGCTAACGTTGCACGGAATAAACGTTCTTCTTGAAAAATAATTAATTCAAGACAACGTGCAATGCCATACGAATAAATGGCAGTTGCTTTTTTCTTTGATGTTGCAGAAACACGGCCAAATAACGATTTGTACTCAGTTGCGGTAACGCCCGCTGAAATTGAAAGCTCATCCACACCACCAAGTGCGGTACGAATTTCTTCTCTAAATTGACGAGCAAATGCATTTTGATCGCCAGTAATAGCATCTGGAACAATATAACCAACTCGATCGTTAGGTTCTAAGTTTGCAATGACGCGTGGCACACGAATTTGACCGTCAATGCCGCGACCAATTGGATCTTGCTTAAACGTAGAACGGCTTAATGCAGACAAACTGCCGAATCCAGAATTGGCTGCAATAGATGGACGTTGAACGGTGGTATCCGCACCAGACTCCATAAGGTCTGTTTTGGGACGAGACGAAAGAAGGGTTGGGTTACCAAAGAACTGAACGTTTTTACGCATGGTGCGAACTAATTCGTCATGCACCACAATGTGGCTGGCCATGGCATCAAATTCGCCGGTGCCTTCAGTTGAGAAACCTTTTGGGTTATTAAAAATTTCAACACAAGGAATAAAACCTAAACTATTTTTAAACGTTTTAGTTTTGCCAAGAGCCGTATAGTTTGGCAAATCAAATGACATCTCACTTTCAGAGTGAGTTTCTTCAATGGTGCGTCGTTTAATGGAAAGACGAATAAAACGTTTGGCACCTTGACTGCCAAGGGTTGCTGTCCCAGTAAGATTGGAGACGTTTACATTATCGCCAAACCCATTGCCTTGTTTAACTTTGTAGCTGTAGATGATTACAACTTCGTCCAGTTCGCCGTCAACGTTGTAATAACTACGGTATTCATGACTGCGGAAGTAATAAAGACGATAGTTGGCTTTAGTAGGTCGAATATAAAAAATGCCTTTGCCATCACACAAGAAATAATCCCAGATAGAATCCAGACGCACATCTAATTGGTTGTACTTGATTACACGGTCGAGAAAATCTTTGCGTTGATTGCCAAAGTTATCTTGAGTTGGAAAAAATTCAACACCTTGACGAATCCCAAACATCTTCATTTGGGCAAGATGCGAGCCCACAATCATGGTGTCAACATGAGCACCAGGATCTTTTTCGACCGCAGCGTCAATAATTTCTTTTAACCGCGCCTTGGTATCAACAGCCATTAATCTTTAACCTGTTCTTTTTGAATCTTAGCAGCTTTGCGTTCCTTTCTATGTTTTAACCAAAGCCGAAAAAAAGCTAACTCACCAAACGTATAAAGCCAAGGCTTTTTAAGCGCTTCTTTAATCAACTTTTTTTTCTTGGTCATGACACCGTTTTAGATTGATATCCAGGGGGAACACCTTGTCCAAGCTGGGGACCATAGAAGAAGCCAGCATTTCCCATCGGGGCAACACCAGGTGCAAGTTGCGCCTGAGGAGATCTACCCTGGGTTTGGCGAATCATTTCCAACATACTTCCGCCATATGGAGCAAGAAGTTTTGGGGTACGACGTTCATCTACATATTGATGAAAAACTTCTTGCGGCATTGGGAATCGGGGATCTTGTCCCACGGGGATGCCCTGCGCCAAATTACCAGGTGCGCCAGGGACATTAGATTCGCCTTGGTAATACATCAATCAATATCGCGTTATTTTTATTTTACTCCTCTAAAACCTCATACCCAGCAGGATCGTTCAATTTGCTGAGAATAATTCCTTCACTTTTTACTTTCCAATCAAGGACATCGCCTTCATGCCAATCAAGATTTTCAAGCACTTCTTCTGGAAGGACAATAAATTGATTACCGTCTTCGTCTTCTTGAACCTCAAGAACGTAACTCATAAAGCTTAAAGTTTTTCAATAAGTTTATCAAGTTTTGCGTTAATCTGTTTAAAGTTGTCATGCATTTGTTGTAATTCCCTAAGGAAGTCAACTTTTAATACATATTCCAGGGGCATTCGATTAATCTGCTCTTGAAGGTTGTCTACCTTCCTTTCATTCTCTAGAATGCGGTCGTATAACGCATGCAAGCGATCTTGGTGACGACCCCAAAAATTAGCAGAAAGTGGTGACACGTAAGTAAATGTATTTTCTTTTATTTTACGATCAGTAATCAAGATGTAAATTGCCTTTCCTTGCTAATCCAGTAACTAACCAAACGAGAGCATCGACACAGTCATCATGGCCACTTACACCGAAATTTGTGAGTTCCTCGAAGAGATTTGTGAAATTCCGGAAACGATTAAAGATAATTTTTCGATCTTCAAACATACCAATAATTCCCCTGAACCGTGCGAGCTTATCTGCACGGAATCCTTTGACTGGATGCCAAATCAAATTGTAGAGACCTTCGTCATTCAAGCAGACCCGCTTAAAGTCAGCTTCGAGAGAAGCCTGGTATTGGACAGCTTCTGACCAAACATCACATGTTGAATAAGTAGGGAAATAATTTTTATTTTCATCTTGTCCGATAATAGACCAATCATTAAGTAATTCTTTAAGGGCATCTAGTTTTTCCAAGTTCCCCATGACGCGAATACGTCGATAATCAATAATATGGATACGATCCTCAATCCGACCACCCAATACAAACACCGTGTAATCATTCTTCTCTTTAACACCTGCAGACAAGTCAACACCAACGCCCAGGGCATCAAACTCTGTTGCAATTTCTGCCTTAACAATAAGTTCTGGCGCCAATGAGAGTTCATTTTGCCTGACAATTTGATTCATGTATTGAAAAGAAAAAGCAATTGGAGCTTGCCGTTTCTTTTCTTTTAGGTACTCTAGCGACCACATATCAGGCCAGTAGGATTCCTCTTCACCTGTTTTGGGATTGTTTTGAATTGCTGACAAAACAATTTGCGTCCAGTTATTTTGTTCGTTAAAGGTAGTGGCATGAATGTCATCGTGCCTAAAACGAGTACCAAGACAAATGGCTCTAGCGCCTTCAAACATAGTTGGTGCGATCACTGCGTTCCAGTTATCCTGCATTGTCTTACGAATGTCAGGATTACCAATATCAGCAGCAGACTTAATAGCGTCATCAATCATTACTAAATGTGAACGCTTAGAAGTCACTGAACCTTTAAGGCCTGCGGCGCAAAGCGTAAACTGTTCATCACCTGTTACATCAATGCCAGCAAATTTATGATCAATTGACCAATACTCATTGCTTGTTACATTCTTGAGAAGTCGTACCTTGGGGAAAACTTCTTGATATCGTTTACTTTCAATGATTCGTTTGATGGTTGCAGATTTAGAACGTGCAATATCAACGGTATAAGAAAGATAGAGAATCTGCAAGGGAAGTTTGGCTTCTGTATGAATGCCGATTGCCCATGCAGTTAAAAGTCCAAGAACTGTACTTTTTGCTGATCCACGGGGAGCCAATAGATCAACATTTGGACCAGCAATTTTAATCAAACAGTTACTGTCTTCACCCGTAACAAAGTGACGATGCCATTCTTTATGATGGGCAGCCGGAGGTTTATCGGCTACATAATCACAAAAATAACCAAAGTCTTCACGTGCAAGTTTTGCCTGCTCGTAATTTTTAGGCTCTTTGATTTGATGACTTTTTGCCGCCGCACGTGCATTACGCCGATATGCGAGATGAACGTAAGAAGGCATGAGTTAGTACCAGGTATTACTGAATACTAACTCATTTCTCTTTCTTTTGTCTTTGTTGTTGATATTGACGCGCTTTATCAAGAGCTGCTTTTCGTTTATCTTTATCAGACATTTCGGTACCATCTTCGTTTGTTGCTTCTTTCTTTTTGAAATGTGCAACAAGTGCCGGTGGCATTTTGGAATCAGACATCAGCCAAAAGGACGGTTAGCATATCCAGCCCTCATGGTAATTCCTCTGGGAGAGGCTGGTGGTTGTTCTTGTGGTCTTACGGGGCGACGCCCCATTGCTGGTTGTTGAGGTTGTGGAGCGGGTGGTTGGGATTGACCAAAAGGAGATGCTTGGGCTGGTGGATATTGCGACCCACCTGCTTGTTGTTGCATATAAGTATTATATGCATCTAAATAACGTGTATCCTCCCCAGGGGCAGATGGCTGTTGTCCAGGGGGAGAAACAGGACGATTGGGTGGGGTATTGGGTCGATTTTGTGCAACTTGAGTTGCTGGCACATTAGCAACGGCTTGCTTTTGTTGATTTAAAGCATTTTGATAAAATCCAGACCCACCTGATCCTGGCGTACCGGAAGTTGGAAATTTAGATTGAGCGCCCATGGTTATTAATTATTAAAATTTATTCATCATTTGAGCAGGTCCTTGTGCATAAATGCCGGGCCATAATTTATTTACCTTTTTTGTTTTGCATTTCCCGCAGACGAGCCATCTTATCTTTAGGGCTTTCCTTGGGGGGTACCGCTTTACCTGCAGTTGACTTACCAGTGGAATTTGGTTTACCTTTGGGGGGAACGGCTTTACCGGCGGCAGGTTTGCCCTTAGGGGGAACGGGAGCTGGCATGATATTTATGCTGTTATTCCTAATTATAAAAGAAGTATTGTTTTATTTTCATTCTTCCAGCTGCATTCGTGCCCATACGCTCATTGATGCTTCTTGCAACGGAGCTTCAATTGGGTCATCTTTAAAAATAAACATTAATTCACGAATTGCGCGATCGGCTCCAGCCATTAAAAGACCTTTGCGATCTTTGGCGGAAGTAAACTGTTCTACTTGTGCAATAGTGCCACGCAATTCTTTTTGCATGCTGGCAATACGCGCTACGCCTGCATCACGTTTAACACCGTAATTTTCAATATCTTCCCTAAGTTTTCGAATATCCTCCTGCATTTCTGCAATTTCATCCAGGAGAATTTTGCGATGATCAGGTTTTTTGTAATGTTGCTTGACCCATTCTTCACACGAAGAAATGCTTCCCGTATAACCAAGGAATTTGGCATACAGGAAGCATTCTATTACTGAGTAATTATCTTCGGCAAAAGAACAAAAAGACTCTTGAGTGGCTGAGTCAAGATTATCGACCCAGGTATCAAACAACTCAATACTTATAAGCTTGTTGTGCCTGTTGATAATCCCTGGATTCGTCTTGTTGCTTGTACTGTTGCTGTTGGGCTGCAAGAGCTTCTTGTTGGGCACGGGTGTCCTCTAATTTTTTCTTGGAAAATTCGTAGGCAACACCCGCAGCTTTTTTATACGTTTCTAATGGAAAATCAGCAGCTGAATCTCCGGTTTTATCGGAGAAAGGATCAGCTTCTTGCCAATCACCAGAATCAGTTTTATAGCCCCAAGTAGTTGCCACGTTATTTTCCTAATCTTAGAAGTTGCTCATCATTTGAGCAAGACCTTGTGCGTAGATGTTAGGACGCGCCGAAATGTCTTTGGCTTGCTGTTGACGGATTTTAGAAGCTTCCAGACGGCCTAAAAGAGTTTTAAAGTCGCCCAAGGAAGCAGCGCCCATCCCGCCATACGTTTGTTGAAGCTGCTGCTTTTGAAAAATAGCTTTATCTTCATCAGACAATCCTTGATAAATAGGATCGTCTTTGTAACTGTCGTAAGTAGCCATCTTAATTCTTTTAAGAACTTTTTAAATTATAGCAAGGTTAGTTTTTAAGACCAGAACCCTGCGGTTAAATTAGACAACAACTGTCCTTGCGTACTAATTTTAGCAACATCTGCAGCGCCTTCATTCTTGATTTTTTGCGTGTCTTTATCAATCTGGCCTTGCAAATTGGTCAGACCAGCGTTATACATAAAATCACGTTTTTGACGCATTGCTTGCTGATACTCTTCAATTTCGGCGGGCGTACCAGTGATTGATGTTGCTGCAGCTGGGCCCGTTACGCCAGTGGCTTTAGCAATATCACCCGTAAAAGTGGGGTCTAAAGCAGTGTTGTATGTAAAGGTGCGTTTGCCTGTTTTAATGGTTTGTCCTTTTTCGTCTGTTGTAGTTTCCTGTTTACCATACATTGTGTCGTAATAATTGCTTAAATAATTGTCGTTAAATTTGTTCTGGTATTCACTGCCGGCTTTAATTGAACTAACAAGGTCAGTTAATTTGTATTGTCCAGTTTTTTGTAAGTTTGCAAAACTATCAAGCTCTGCCTGTGTTGCTTCACGGCCCAAGATGTCTTTATAGGTTTGGCCCGCAAGCGTTGCATATTTACCCGCAGCCCCTTGTGTGGCCTGCTCAACAAAACTATTAATATCAGATTGTGTATAACCCGTTCCCAGCTTATAGCGATCTTCGTAGTCTTTAAGTTGTTGTACAGCTTGTTGATCATTGATTAAACCGGCGTTAAATTGATTTAAAAGGTTTTGGCGATATGTGTTATAACCAGCAGTACCAGTGGATTTGACGGCAGCTAAATTAGCTTTTTCTTCTGCGGCAGCGGCTTCTGCTTGTGCATCAAGACGTTTTTGGTGCTCCAACATGTAGTTGTTGTAAGCAACCTGAGAAGGATCGGGTCCTGGAGCATTAATTGTTGTTCCGCCACCACCGCTACCCATGTTGTGTTACCTATTAGTTACTTTAATTTTAAACCTATGAACCCGCTGCATAGCCGGGCATATTGCCATATGCAAAAGGACGTTCCGCAACTGGGCCAAACATTGCGTCAGTTCGTGCACGTTGTTCAGCAAGTGTACGATTTAATTGATCTGTATTTTGCTGCCAACGTAGTTTTTGTGCCCCAGGGGAAAGCATATCTGTGATGCCACGTTGACGATCTTCAGAAGTAAGTTGACTAGTACGTGGGTCTAAAAAAGCCTGTTGATAGTCTGCAGCTTTTTGTTGCTCTAATCTGTCAAACTGCTTAGCACCTGTTAACGCATACTGACCAGCAAGAAGGTTTTGGAATGCGGCATCACGCTGCGCTTGGGCTTGAATGCCCGCAGCTTGAATCATCGCATTTGCCTGCCGACTGGCGCCATAGCCAGAAGCAATGCCCCCAATTGCGGAACTAATACCCGCAAAAGCTAGCTCGGGTCCAATAAGCATATTGTTTTGCCGCTATTAGAACTTTATAATTATTATACTTGAATTGTATTGTTTAAATTTGAACGCAATAATTAGCGCAAGCAGTGCTATGCCTATGTGTATTTAAATAAAAATTAGATGTTATCAGGCGCGATAGTATTGCCGGGTTGGAATGCCTGCCCCAAGTTGCGCCAAGCCTGCACTAGATCTTGCTCCTTCAGCGTAACCGTTTGCAATCATATTGGCAATTGAATAGGGATCTTGATATGGGGTCAGGCCGCGTTCCAGGCCTGTTTGCAATGCGGTTAAACCACGATTAATTAAGTTATATTTCATTTGTTGATCACCCTGCTCTTTATAAAAAGCAGCAGCATCTGCTAGCTGTTGTTTGCGTAATTCATTTTGGCGTTGTGGATCAAGATTAGACATAATGCCATAAGCAGCTGCAGCGCCAAAAGGATCTTGGCTACTCATTACTTTATTTAAAGCGTCTTGCCAAGAACCGGCAATTGGCGTAGTGGCACTAAACAGATTGGAAGAACCAGCAATTGGCGCAAAGCCATAAGCACCGCGTCCGGCCAATGCCGGTGCATCTGCAGCATATTGTTTAGCAATATCAAATCCCATAATTAAATACCACGAACAGCGCCGGTATTAAGCACAGAAGCAGCGTAAGGATTAGAAGTCAAGATGTCACGGGTTGTTGCACCAGCTTGCGCCTGGGCACCAGAAGCAAGTTGACCTGCAATAATCTGTTGATTTAATTGACCCATTAATTGAGCATTTTGTTGATTCAGTTGCATTTGACGCGAAACATCAGCATCTTTATATTTTTGTAAAATTTGATAGTTTTGGGTTAAATATTGACCAGGAATATTAACCCCTACTTGCTTAAGAATTTCAAGCTGACGTGCCATTGCCTGGTCAGTGGGTACACCGGGTTGTGTGCCTGTACCAGCAGCTTGGCCAGATTCGCGTTGTGCGCCGGCTACAGCGCTCACAACACCTTGCGTAGCAGCTTGAGCGCCACCGATAAGTTGATTACCAAGTGCGGAAACACCTTTACCAAGTTGGCCTGCAATTGGAGCAGCAAGCAAGCCGCCCGCAAGTTGAACAGCGCCACGAGCCAAAGGGCCGCCGGGTACCATTGCACTTAAATTTTGAATCCCTTTACCGCCTAAAGCAGTAAGACCAAGAGTTGCAATACCTGCGAGAGGATCTGTTGGAAACTGTTGAAGAGCGGTTGCAGCGCCGGGAGCATAACGAGCTGTTCTGGATGCAAGAGTTCGGACTCCGCCCGGCATTTCTCCAACTGTTTGTGTTAAATTCGAAACATTTTGAAGCAAGGCATCAAATGGACCGGCAGGATTAACAGGCGAAGTAATATCAGCTACTGTGCGATTTTTAGGATCAAAAACAGTATTTTTTGCGCTAATACGATCAATAGGAGATGATGGCCCCATCATCGGATCCGTTGGAAAAGCGTAAGGACCTGCCATGTTTTTAGTCTTCTATATGTTTTAATTTTATCAGCCTATATTTTGTTGTGTTGGATCCAGGGGAACTGTACTGTAGTGTTCTTGATAATCATGTAAGTCAGGAAGTTTAGGGCGGTTAGCCATTGCAATAACTTCATTGACCACATTACCAATTGCAGCGCCACCAACAGAACCAGCAAGGCCTGCCAAGATGGTGCGATTAGGGCTAACACCACGCCTGCCTGCCATAGCAAGTCCGGCCGCTGCACCGGCTGTTGCAGCAGCCGATGGAATGGTAATGGGGAATCCAAGAAGACGCGCTTCCGGCACGCCTTGAAGATTCTCCATGGTTCCTTTTAAAACACCAAGATTTAATAAACCTTTATCTTGGTAATAAGTACGCATAAAATTACCGTACCTTTGAGGTGTTAAATCAGGAATATCTTGTTTTGCTGTTTCATATTTCAATGGTTGTCCTTGACGTTGCAAAAAGAAACGTTCAAATAATTCTTCCGCAGGTTGAGCAGTTTCACGACGATCTTCTGAGCCTGGTTCTGCATACTGTTGAGCAAAACCTTTTGGCCTAAACAATTCACCTGGATTGGTAATATCATAAATACCCATTGATGCAGCAACAGGCGTCATCGTTGCAAGACCCAACAAACCCTTTTGGGTTGGTGTCATTTGTGAAACTTGTTCCCCAACTTTTCCTGTTTTAGCTATTAATTGTTGAGAAATAGCTAGTGGGTTATTATATTTCCACCAATAACGACGAGATTGGTCAGTGCCAAGATCAGTGATTAATCTAGCGGCATAAGCTCCGGCAAACTCTGCTGGATTGGCTTTAGCCGTAATTGGCTCACGCCCAGGCTGTTGAACGGGCCTGGGAACACCCTCCACATCTTGAATAACTCTTTTGCCAGGGGCCCCTGCTGTTAATGCCTTATTAAATGCTGGATTAAAAATGCTATGCACAGCGGTATCACCCGCTTCTTGCATAATTTGTTCACCAGTTTTATAACCTCTTTTTAGAGCTTGGCCAAATTCAATAACACTTTGCGGTAATAGCATTAAATTACACCTCGTCCGTAACCATAGGGATCAGCCATATTTGCCATTAACGTACTTGGATCAATCGTCTGCTCTAATCCTTGCATTTGAAATTGAGTGCCGGGAGATAAAGCCTGTGCTTGCAAACCATTAACCAGTTGACGTTGTAATGCTTGTTGTTGCATTGAAACAGTTTGATCCATGTCTTCTTGTTGTTTTTGAATTAAAGAATTTTGAATCATTGGCATAGCAGCAATACTGGAAATAATTGGCGATACACCTTGAACAATTCCTTGTGCCCTAGAAGGAATAAACTCTTGTTTGGTAACTGTTTTGCCATCTTGTTGATACGACAGTGTTCCCATCCTTCCAGGAGATAATCTTCCTGCAAGCTTCATGCCGCCATAATTGATGCCAAGATCCATTGCACCAGCAGCAAGGGAAGTCATTGGATCAACACCACCAAGCATGTTAAACCCTGCCACCATAATGGCACCAGGTACTGAACTACCTAAAAGAGCTTTATTAACAGCTTGTTTCTCTGCTTGTTCAGCAACAGAAAGCATACCGGTTTGACCCAAACGTCCTGCAAGGTTTCTAAGACTACTTGCTAATCCTTTTGTGGCGGCGTTGGGTGCCATATATCAACACTTTTCTTTAATTATATTTCAGATAACCTAAGCATTTTGTGATTTAAATACTTCTTCTGGTTTTTCAGTATTAAGTTCTTTTTCGAGTAGTGGTTTTTTAGATTTAGAAAGAAGATTGGCGACAGAAGGTTGTGGATCAACCGTATTCTCGGCTTGTGACTGTGCCATTTGCATGATGTATCCATGCGGATCGGGGTTGGATGCTTTGGGCATAGGGTCTTTTGCTCTTTTGTTGGGAGGAATAGTAGGGCTGATTTTGTACGCATCCAGCCAGATGGGATTAAAATCCGGATTTTGTTGTGGTTTGTGTGCAGTGTTTGGTTGTCCTTTTTGAAAGTCATAGTCGGTATGACGTACAAAACGACCAAGGCCAATAAACAGCTGTGCTTCCAACGGTGCGTCAGGATCTACTGAGCCCAAATGAGCATTTAATGTACGTTTACGTGATTGAACACGATTAAGAATATCAGACGTATTAAACCGCCCTGGATCCCAAGGATATTGACCACCTATTCCAGAATTTGCTTCAACTCTAAATTGATCAGAAAATGTTGTTTTTGTTTTGTTTTTAGGATCTTTAACGGCGCCAATATATTTGTTTAAATCAAGACGATCATCTGTGCCTTGCATTTAGCTTTCACCTTTTTTCTTCTTATGTAATCCTACAAGTGTTTGACGTAAACGTGCTTGTTTAACGGTTTTATCATCGTATTTTTCCGGATTAGCAAGGACATTTTCTTGTAATTGAGCAGAAGTAATACCTTTCTTTTTGGCTTTAGCCGTAAAAGCACCTTCTTCCATATCCATGCCTTGGATCCATTTTTTATCTTTTTTCTTATCGTCAGCCATGATTAACGATTACGCGCTTTATTGATAAGGGCTTGAATCATTCCTTCAGAAGGAGATGCGTATGGCATCAAACGATTCTGTCCAACTCCTTTGAGTTTAACATCGCTTTTCCAGCTCATTGGACCTTCTACGCGTTGTGCAGCGGACGAAATATAATTTGCTAAGTGTTGAGCCATTGCATTTGCACGTTCTTGATCTGAAGTCAAAGTTTGTTGTTGTGCAGTTAAAGCACGGCGTGCGCCAGGAAGTTGATTTAAAAATTGTTGAGACCGCGCCATTTGAGTATTGGCTTGTTCAATTAACCTAGCAGAAGATATACCATATTTATTAAGAACTTCTGTTTCACTTTCAAGAGCTTCGGGATTTATGCGGCCACCAGGAGTTAGTCGTGCTGTTTCCATCATTTCTTGACGGTTGGCAGCTTGATTCATTAAAGTGTTTTCAATATCTTCCCTGGAACGCGCTTGGCCCAAAGGAATTGCTGAAGGTAAAACACGTGAAGCCGGTACATCACCAGTCACGCGAGCCGGGGTTGTTTGTACGCGAGGTGTGTGAAAAGCAACGCCAGTGCCTTCGGCGACAACTTCACCAGCGTCTTCAAACTGCATTGGATCTGCACCACTCAAACCAAGTTGACGATGTCGGCCTGGCAGCTGTTGTGTTGCATAACCTTCACCTTCTACCCAGGTGCGGCCATAACGTCCATAATTAAGCGGATCTTTTACTTTTTTTTGAATTTCTCCGGTATATGGCGAACCATAAACATTACGTTCAGCGGTGACATTTGTAACATCACCAACAAACTGATGTTTAGCTGAAGGATCTTGAAGAACAGGTAAGTCAATACCTTGTGTGTTTAATAAGTGTTGATGCAGTTGATCGGCAACGTAACCAGTATGGTGATAAGCCTCACCAAGCTTGTTGGGATCTGTTGCATCACTGCGAACGGCAACAGCTTTATTTACAGTTTGACCATCTCGATAACGTTGTTCAATAACTTCATAACCATGGTCTGCCAGATAATTTAGATCTCTTTCGTCGCCAGTATTAGCCAAATAATCCAACTTGGTTTGACCTAGATTATTCCATTTGGATGAAGCTACTTCTGCAGCATTTTGAAGTGCTGCAATATCAACTGTTGTGGGTTTTAAACCTTCAGAAGTCCGTTTCATAAGCGGACCATAAATTGGTTTTGATACAACGAAGTTTTGACCTTCGTGTTCAACTAAATCACCAACCATGTAAGGTTGAATGCTTACTGTTTGGCTACCGGGTTGATGTGCACCTTCTGCTGGTAAATATTTAATTTGATCTAAACGATTAACAGGGAAATGTTCGGTTTGTGTTTTAACAACCGGCACCATTTGGCCGTTATCTTTAATACTAATTTGAATATCAGGACGTTTGCCAGCAACGGCAGGACCTGTTAAGAAGTGTGGGGTTGCTTCTGGAATTTCATAGCCACCAATAAGTTTTGTACTTGTAATAGGTTCAGTAACTAAAGTGAATGGATTTTCAAGATTAGCAGTGACTTCAACTCCGGTACTTTGTTCCCCAAGTAAATTGGAACGTGGATATAAAACACCTTCTTTAGTGCGTTCTTGACGAATAGAAGCAGTTGGAATACCTTCAACTTCTTGCACTTCACCTGGTACAAAAGTTGTACCGGTATTGGTCCGTTCTTTAAATCCTAAAGTTTCAATAAGGGGTTGACCAAGGTTTTCTTGCAAAATGGTTTGTGGCACATCTTGCATGCCAAGTGCTTTTCCATGTTCGTAAAGATAAAGGCCAGTTCCAGCCTTATCCCAATCTTCATTAATTTTTTGCTCTAAACCTTTGCGTTCCATGAACGACATATTTGAATGCAAACGCTCTGGATCTAATCCATAACGTTTAACATCTTCTGCCGTAACTGTTGTATTACGCGGATGTAAAAATCCAGATTTAGGATTTGTTTTAATTAATTGTCCTTCTGAATAATAACCTTCTGCTGAATTTGCATCCCAATGAGGAATAAAATGATTAAAAAGTAAATTTTCATATTCTGGATTATTTACTTCACGAATCCCAGTAACGGTGCCAGCAGTACCAAGACGCTGCTCTAAAAATTTTTGAGCAACTTCTGGACCTGCTTGTTCTTCTACGCGACGTGTAGCAAAACTTTCGTAATCAGTTGGGCCCATTTGACCATGGGTCCGCATCTCCATAGTTGGATTAATTCCGCCGGTAGTGCCTAATAAATGCCGTACTTTTTCAGTTGGAACATTAGGATTTAATAACAACTGAGCTTCTTCTGGTGAAGCGCTAGCCGCAGCCATTAGGCGATCACGCACTTCTGTATGGCTTAAACCATAACTAGAAGGTAGTGCACTTTCTGCATAAGAAATACCTTTTGTTCTACCAGGGACTTTAATAAGGCCCGTAAGATCTTGCGCAGTATAAATTTTAGGTACATTTCTTGCGGCTTGTTCTGCCCGTGATTGCGCACCTAACTGTTCTAATAATTCTTCTTGTGCCCATACTGCATCCGCAAGTTTACGAAGGTTTTCAGAACGTGTAGCCTTTTGACTAAATGCTTTAAAACCAGAACCCGGTGTTGCAAGTCCAGAAAAAGATTCACGTTGTTTTTGTACAGCAGCTTGCGCAAAATTAGCGGCGCTCTCAGCTTGATCATTGGGAACATGACCAATAACTTGTGTAGCAGCTAAATTAATTGGTTCATCTTGTTCCATTCCCAAACGATAAGTGTGTTCAGCAATATCTTCTAAAACTTCAATTTGACTCATGTCTAAATGAGGGTTTTGCTGAAGCGCGTGCTTCATGCGACCTGTCATTTGATCTTCGGCTGCATTAATAGCGTTAGCTATTTGATTGTTGTGTAACGGCTTTTGTGCATTTTGAAAATCAACTAAAGTTGTTATTTGTTTATTTAAATCAACCGTTGAAGGTTTAACGGCTGCTTCTGTAAACCAAGGAGCACTTGGAATATAACGTGAACTTGGTGGTTGAGGAACACTGCCTTGTCCCCAGGGATCTGCAATGGGTGCGGCAGCTGCAACACGACGTACATTTTGTACGGCTTGTGGTGTAATTTCTTCTACTGCAACTTTTGCTGCCGTTTGGCCTAAGTTGCGATTACGCATTGCACGAGCAATGCCATAACCACCTGCTCCAACGCCAGCAAGTAGGGCTGCGCCGCCCAAAAAATCAAGCAACCCAGGTCCCTGTTTGGGTGCTTGAAGTCGATTTTGTTGAAACGCTAAGACTTCAGGTGCTTGTTTAGCGCGATCTTCCGGTGTATCAGCAACTGGAGCTCCTGTTGCACGGCTGTAAGCATAAAAATCAGCAGGTGACAGGGGCATTGGATTTTATTGTGATTATTTGGCTCTTCATTACATTTTATATGGGATAAATTTAAAAAACATGGGTTGTATAGTAGATAAATGCCGGATGTTTAGTAAAACATCAAGAAATGGACGTACAACAACGCATTAATAAAGTTCAGGGCCTCCAGGCTGTTAAAGAACAGGCCATGAAAATGGCTGATGAAGGTGCTAACGCCCTTGAAGTGCGGCACTTTGTAAATGAAGGGGCCAAACGTGTCGCATATGAGTACCCAGACGAAGAAGCATTCCATAATGCCGCCAAGGCAACACTGGCTTATAAGCAGCAAAAAGAACAAGGGTTTGGTTTTTGATTGTAATTAGGGAATATTGGTAAATTACCGGGGATTACACCCCGGTTTTTTTGTTTAAATTCTTGGGCTAAGTAGGGAAAATACGTACAAAAATTAACTTTTATTTAAAAGTAGGGTTTTTGTACTTATAAAAGGGGTCAATATACCCCCAAATGGGGTAGAAAATTACCTGACGCTTCTCCACACACCCACCCGACATAAAATGTGGGGAGAAAAAAAGAAAGGTGTGAGGGGTTGAATTTTTGAGGGGATGGGTTGTGGCGGCGAACAGCCCCTGGCGTGAGAGCCGAACCCCTAAATTACGGGCGATACGGATTCGTATCACGCCGTAGCCTAAACCCCGGCCAACTTAACACATCCTAATGTCAGCAAACGCTAACAATTGGGGTTAAGTAGTGCTGCACCCGACCTCACGGCGCGGTATAGAACGGTGGCTTTTTTTAGCACAGGGAGTTTACGGGGGATGCGCATCCGTTACAACGCATACATTTCACACTCAACCACAGGTTAGTTCAATGGCAATGCGTAAGTTTCTTGCTGACAAGCTCCTGTCATTAGCCAATGCTATTGAGCAGGACACAAGCAAGGAGAAGCTTCAGGCTGCAATGATAGTTAGCCGACGTAAGTTGGCTGACTGGATCCAGCCTGAGACGAAGACTGTTACTTATGAACAGTTGTTTAAGTTCATGGCAACATTCAGCAACAAGGACTTAGCTGATGCACAAATTATTGCTGAGCATGCTCACAAGGATTTAGGCAGAAGCTACAACCAGGCATTGGTTGATGTGTTGCTTGAGATGCGTAAAGCAGAACTTGCAAGTTGATTCGTTTAAGCGAGTCCGGAGGTGCAAACCCTCCGGCAACAGTTGCCTCCAGCGGAGATAGGCACCGCACAACAGGAGATTCCTGTGGCTTTTACTAACTACGAAACAACTGCACTGATTCTGATCTTTGTGATCAGCTGTGTTGTTGGTTACGTACATGACTGATCCGTAAAAGCGGGCGGGCAGGTGCAAACCCTGTCCCAGTTTTTACCCACAGCGGAGATGGGTACCGCACACACTACGGAGCGCCATGAGCGTCTTCAACACCGCCAGCACCAACGGCCTTCAACAAGAAGGTCTGCTTCTTCCTACCAGGGAGGAGCTTGGTGCACGAGCCTTCGATACCATCCGTTTCTGGATGGAAGACGGGCACTCGCAGCTTCTTAGCCGTGAGCAAGCACTTCAAATCGCCGCATGGGGTCTGAAAGTTGCTGGCTACTCGGCGTTGCAGCACCAAGTTCTTGCGGAGCTTTTTGAGCTTCCCGAGGACTACGGCTGATCCGTCAAAGCGGGTGACCAGGTGCAAACCCTGGTCCAGTTATTGCCACACAATGAGTGTGGCCTACTCAAGTCAATGTTTATCTATCAACCACCAGCTGATTTATACGCTCGTACCGTTTGGTATGGCGGTGAATCAACTCAGTTGCATTACGAAACATGTGATGACAACGGTGAATGGCATGACGAAGTTGTTCGTACTCTTGGTGGTGGCATACCAGCAGGAGTATCTGAACTGCATGCTGAATTAGTTGACTTTTACAACTACTGTCAGTAGATGTTTGCCCGGAGGACTTCGGTCCTCCCTGCAGACTTCACTGTCTGCTCTTAACTCAACTTAGTTCTAATCATGAACGTTGCACAAGTTGAACATCTGTTAACCCAAGATGCCAGACTGTTGGCTCGTAGGGATTCAACGTCCAAACGGCCTTGTATTGATTGGAATATTGAAGAGCGGCGTCAAGCTGCTCTGGAATTGTTCTTTCAATTTCAAGACGGCATGGCAAAGTTTGAAGACCTGTTGCCAATCTGTACACTACTTCAGAAGAAGGTTGACATCAACCGTGCTGCTTTGAAGTGGGAACAAGAATATGGCGTTGAGGAATAATGGATGATACATACACTGTTTGGCGCGTGTGGCATGATCAGTCAGTAATTGAGCTATTGGCTCGAACACAGACTGAAGCATTGGTTACAGGCGCTGAACTTCTCAACAAGAAGATTGTTGAGATTAATGCAGTGCGAATCTGTGACTGGTAGATGTTTGCACTTAAGGGAGTTATAAGTTGCGTTTCATTTATTGAAACGGGAGTTATAACTCCTTTTCCTGCAGACTTCACTGTCTGCCGTGGTACATATGTACTACGACCGTTAACTCAACTCAGTACTAACCATGACTGATCTTAAGAAGCTCCCTGACTTCCAGCAGGTCACCTTCCATGGACGCATTGCTTACATGGAGAAAGCCGTGCATGAAGGCAAAGAATTCTTGGCAGTAACACTCATGCATACGATTAGTGAGAACACGGATGTCCGTGTGAAGTTCACTAATAGCAACGGCTTGTTGACTGCATTTATCAATGGCAACCTTGTCATTGGCCAGGAGCTGACCATTGGCGGAACTATCAAAAGCATTCGTTCTTTCTATATGAAAGACGATGTACTAACTCCGTTGAAGAATCCAGAGTTTAATGTGCGTGTCATCAGTTATGCTTTTGGTGCCAAGCCAAAGGCTGAACTTAAGATGGCACAAGTCACACTAGAAGAAACTTTGGCTGTCTGACGCCTGCACTTAACCCTACCATCTGATACGAATTCGTATCGAACGGTGGGTTTTCTGCAGGCCTCACATCTGAGGTCTGTAGTCACACTCAACCGTATTCACATGAAACACATTGTGTCTTTGGGTGTCAACAGATATATCCAACTTGATTCTTACGGTAAGACGCACAAGTCTCATCCCTTGGAATCATTCACGGTTGGATTCATTGCTGTTGCCATCAGTGCATTAACGATCGGCGCATTATTTGGTATTGATATTACCAAGGTGCCAACTATGCACGTTCAATCCACTAAACCTGTTGCTGGTTATTAATTACATGTCTCGTTTCATTGCACTTATCGCAGATGCAACTGGGCGTTATGCAACGGTTGCAGTTCAAGCTGATACTTGGAATAATGCTATTGACCAGCTTGAAGATGCTGGTTGTGAAGTGATTGAAAATCAGTCACAAGATTATGAAGAAGACAATGATGAAGCATTGAAAGACATGAGTGTGCTAACGATTAATGAGTTGTTAAGCAATTCGGATTTCGTAGCACACCCTTGACACTGCTTGTATACTAATCACGCAACTACTCCAATTCACATGGAATTGCTCAGCCAACTTGACGTTGCCAACCCAGATCATGTCTCTGTGATCACCAGGGCTGGCAAGGTCACTATCTCAGTTAAGAAGGATGGAGCCGAAGTCACTGTCGGCTTTCCAATCAAAGGTCAGGTCTTTAACATGACCCCCAGGCCCCCGTTGCAACAGCCAGCACCAAAGCTAATGGCTGTTAAGGAGAGCCAAGGAAATGTTAAAGCACGTATTAAGCCTGTTCAATTTCATAACAACAAGTTGACAGAGTCTGATGTTCGTGAGATCAAAGCAATGCTTGGTGATCACGGCATCATGTCTAAGTTCAACTCTAGGCATCAGGCCTATATTGAAATTGGTAAGGCTTATAAAGTTAGCTTGCATGCCATTGCAAATATTGCAAAGGGCAAAGCATGGTCACAAGTTAACTGATGACTGGACCTAAGCATGTCCTTAAACTGCTTAACAAATCACTGTACTCTCATTGAGATCATGACTCAACTTGACAACAATCACAATGCTGACTTGCTTGATGCCATGGCTGACATGGCGTATGAGCAAGAAGAAGCAATGCGTGAAGCTGAAGAAACCGAATGGTCGCTTATTGAACATGGCGACAGATTCATTGGGTTTACAACAACTAATTCAATGAAAGATGAATGGGAGGGCGTCACTTATGACGACGAATACTCCCAGAAATGATTATCACTTCATTGAAGTAATCATTGCAATTATCTCAATCATCATTACGGAATTCATCTCATGCTTCATCCCATCACCCAAGAAATTGCTAAAGAGCTCACTGGCTACATCCCATTCTCCGAAGAAGAAGGCCAGGAACAGTTCGAAGCAGATATCAACTACGATTCAGAAAACGGAGGTGAACCACGCAACGGTAGTGTCTACCGAAACAAGCGTGGAATCCTGCGTTGCTACTGGAAACCTAAGTATGCCGACAAGCAACTTGAAGGTTGGTACGATGTCCCAAATAACGAAGACATCGAGGAATGGGCGTTCGACTCAGTCGCGTTCACGCCGGACGACGAAGAAGTCGAGCCGGACCACCCAGACTCTTGGCTTTCAATCCTTGGATTGATCTAAGTAATTGTTTGGGTGCACCATGCAAATCGACAACTCTGCTCCATTAACACTCAGTATTAATCAACGTAATCTCTACTTGTATTATTTAAACCACAAGAAGAAGTACAAGCACACTCCATGCTTTGTACCAAAGATCAGCCTTCAAGGTAACCGCACAAAAGACTACTTACGTGCACTGGAAGTCCTTGAAGAAAAGCGATTAATTTCCATTGATCGCACCGCTGATAATTACACAGCATGGATCATGCGTGAACCTAAGTACATATAAGTTTTTCTTATATGTACTTAGCTCATTCCTTCATAACTAGAAGGCTGAGCTAACAATCACTTCACACAACACCATGTCACAAACTGAACTTCACTTTGAACCAACCGTTTATCAAAAATCTGATGGCACACAGGTTGTCTTTCAGATGAACGATTGCAAACGCATCGAACTCATCCTCAAAGAACTAAGTGCCATCTACAGACGTGAAGAGAGGCGTCCGTTGGATTGTCTTCAACTTCCATATCACGCTCAAGAGCTGATCTTGGATGCAATCGGTTCGCTCGAAAGAGCAACTGAGTGGGACGAACCAACAGACGATGATCTGACTGGTGAACCACCCATGACTGCTGCAGAAATGCACGCAGCTGCATGGAAGCAGCACCAAGAGATGCACCGTTAAGAACATAAGATTGCCCCCTATAACCCCGTGGGGGAGTACCAGGGAAATCCTTTTATTTATATAAGTAATCTTTTATTACTTACCTCTAACCAATCCTTGACATCCCTGGTAGACTTCCATCGCTCACTCACTTAACTCAACACATGACTGACAACACTCCTCGTATTCCTGATTCAATTGATCTCCAACGTTTATCTGCTATGCAATTCGTTGCAAAGATGAAAGAATCTGCCGATAAATACGGCATTGGATTCGTCGGTGGATTTATTACACCAGACGGAGAAAAGTTTGTAATGACCAATATGGATGATACTGATACCAATGCATTGCTTCCAAAGGACTTGAAGTGATGACTAAAGATAAATCATTATTTAACTTTGATAAAACAATTTGTGGTGTCAACATCACAGAACGTGGTATTAAATCGTTTACTAAATCAATCAAACTAGGTCCGTTCCAAGTCACACTCAATGCCAGAGAATCTGGTGTACGTGGATCTATCGCGTTGCCGGGCACAGGTTTATCAAAACGCAACATTCAAATCCTATGAACATTCAACTTACAAATGATGAAATTGAATTGTTGCTTTATTGTTTAGAGCAACAAGAATATGAATTTAATTTAGAAGAGCAAAAGGATTGCGCTTCAATTATTGATAAATTCACAACAGCTCAAGCAAACGAAGTATTAAATTAATGTGAAAATCTGGGCGTCTGTAGTCGTTAAGCCTTGGAGCTTAGAAAGACGCAGTGTAAGTCCCAGTTTTTATTTACCATTTCAACTACATTCAATGAACTCAGCTCAGCTCACCGCCATGATTTGCCTCATGCAATCACACGGTGGTTCATTTGTTAATGCCATTGCACAAGCACTGCGTTTTGCAGATCCAGTGAATCGTCAACGTTTGCTTGATGCATTCCCTGATTTTGTGGAAAAGTATGGCCCA